GAAACCAATTCTTAAACGAAAAGAAAAGGGAAACAGAAAAGAAAATCAAAGAGGGTGTTTATCGTCTTTATGATTTAAATTCTACTGATGCAATCAATCACGCTTTTTTTAATGGGGGTAAATAATGAAAGTATCAATTATTAGTTTTTATACAATCGTTGCTTTTGGTTCTCTTGTCTTTGGTTTCCAATATGGCGAGGGGTTATTATCAAGTGAATATATTACGAGGTTGGATTATCTTGTAATGTTTGTCTTTGGGTTCTTTTGTTCCTTGTCCTTGTTTGTTCTCTTAACTTATCCAATGAGAGAAAGAAACAGAGGGGGGTTTTAAATGTTATTAAAGGAATACAAAAAAGAATATAAAGACTATTTTATGTTTATTGATGTTCATCATTCAATGATTAAAGTATCTATGCACAATTACAATGATGATGATTTTCATTATAGAAATGATTTTATAGATTATTCTGTTGATGAAGTTTATCAAGTCTTATGTCATAGAATAGATGAAAATAGACTAGAAGAAACAAGGGGGGCTTTTAGTTTCTCAACAAGATAAAAAATAAAACTAACCCCCTAAGTTTTAGCCCCTCTTTTTAGAGGGGTTTTTTTTGTCTGTAGTTTCTAACCCTTTTAATTGATGTATTGCTTATGAGCCAATAAGAGAGCATACAAGAGATTTAATTAATCAATGGGGGGTTGTATTAGGTTAGCTTTAAAGATGCACACACACGCCCCACGCCCTCGGTATCGTGTTTTGTAAATGGGGGGTGGGGTCTTTTTTGCTCTCTTTCTTTGTTCCCTTACTCTTTGGTTATGACCCTCTAAAGATAAATCCCTTTATTGGTGGGGGTTGTCTCTTATTAGTTGATTTTTTTTAGTTGAGAGTTGGTATTTTTTAGAAGATCATTTTTATTTTATCGCTTTGAAACCCTTTAAGAATATAGACCTAAATATTTAAACCCTTATATATAGAGGGTTGCGACTGACAGGGGGGGGATGTGCGTTAGCGTATACAACTCCGACCAAATTTTAGAAAAAAGGGACTGTAAACGAACACGACCAGGTGGGGCATGGAAAGTAATTGTAAACTCCATACTACATATTGTGTTTTTTTGGGGAAGGGTTTACATATATTGTAAAATAATGTAATAATAGATGTCGTAGTTAAAAATAATTAGCTATACTGTAATGACAATTACAGGTATGCCTTAACAAAAGGTAAGTAATGGCTTCTAATGACAGTTTTATAACTAACGACCATGCTGATTTAACTGTCCCCATCGTAACTGAAATAGATCTCGACATTAATCCAGAGAATATACTCAATATTGTTGCATATATATTTCCTAGACAAGAGGATACTTGTGCAGAGTGTAGGATAGAGTTTGAAGAAGTAATAGATAAGTTAATTAACTACTACGAAACAGGAGAAGATAGGGATAATCTTAATCAGATATATTCAATAGCACATGAATTGACTCGACAAGCAGAACGCTTGAGAGCTGTAGCTTCTAAAATAGAGGAATCTGAAGAAAACTATTTCCCCCCTCTTAATGAGGAAGAAGAAATAGATGGAAATTCCTATGAGTTGGAAGAAAAGTGAATTAGATCGAATAGATCTAAAGCAGCTACTAGAGTATGCAATAAAACAGAAGCTGTCTAATACCCTAACCACAGTAAAAGCGTGGTGTAAGAAAAATGAGATCCCCTACGATATAACTTTAGAGGATTTAAAACCTTTCCCCCTTACTTGTCCTGTATTTAATACCCCTATTGATTGGTTAAAAGAAGGACAAGGCCCTTCAAATGATTCTCCCTCAATAGATCGTATGAAACCAGACTTAGGATATGTTCCAGGGAATGTAAGAATAGTCAGTCAAAAAGCTAATCGACTAAAACAAAATGCTACCAAAGAAGAATTAGAAGCAATCGTGGAATATATGGACAAATGATAGTAATAGATAACTTTTTAGACCCAGGTACTTTTTACTTGCTGCAAGATCCTATTTTATGGAAGAAACCCCTAGCTTCAGACTTCGTAGAAAAAGATAAAGAACCCCACAATGATTTAATTTTTAATGTAATTAAAGAGAGCTGGGAAAGAGTAAGTACTTTAGACAATAGAATTAGAAATGCCTACTTAGATAGAGCAGGTATAGAAATGTGGACTCATATTATAAGTCCGGAAGGTAATAAAGGATTAGATTGGCATATAGATAAAGATGAAACTCTATATGAAAAAAAAGGGATCATAGAGACCCCTGTATATGGAAGTATATTTTATTGTCATCAAGATATTAGTTTAGTAGATGATATGGGAATGTTAGAAATAGGTATTCCCCCAGCATCAGAAAGAATAAAACCCCTACCTAATAGATTAATCGTATTTAAGAGTGGAACTCCTCACAGAGTTACTAATGGAATAGAGACTAGCCCTAGAAAGAGTATTGTTTCTAATATATGGAATCACAGTATTGACCTATAAACAGAATGTAATAATAGGGTCTACTATATATTCTTTAAAAGAATGTAATATAAAGGATTATGGGGAATGTAATCATGAAGAAGCTACGATTACGATAAGAAAAGGTTTACCTGATAAATTAAAATATAAAACATTAATTCATGAGATCTTTCACACTATATGGGAAGAGTATGGATTACCAACCTCTAATGAGGAATCAATGGTTAAGAGGTTAGAGAATGGATTTACTTCCTTCTGTATGAATAACCCCTCGTTAGCTAAGAAAATAGTTAAAGAACTAATAAAAAAGGGAAGTTAGTATACCCTATATACTATACCCCCCCGGACTGTAGTCCTGTTATACCATGTATTTTGCAATCGGTCAAACTAAATTTTAATTAATTTCATCTGTTGACATAACTATGCCCTTAATGATATAAATACTATGAGCACAACTCAGATTAACCTTCATTATATTCGTGCTGCTATTCTGGCGAACACCGGAGTAGATCTTGAGTTTAACGAGATCAAAAAACTTCTTGTAGAAGAAAAACTCATAACTCAATCTCAAGCGAGTAAAATAAAGATACTTAAAAATTATAGCGAGTATTATGATGACTACACTATTGGTAGATCGTCTTCTAGTAGTGGCTCATCCAACGAGGAAAAATAATGAAACTAAAAGTTGAAAAAGCAAATTGTGGTGCATCAACCAAAGCCCATAAAGGTTTTAACATGGGTGGTGGGTATCAAAGTGTTTCTAACACTAGCCGATTATCTAAAGATCAAGATAGAGAGCAAAAACTTAAAAAGATGGGGTTAAGCACAGGAGCTATGGTAGAGCGTAGAGAGAAATCTGACGCTAAGAAAGCTGCTGAGAAAAAAACTGAGTCTATGAAGAAGGGTGCTCAAAAAGGATCTAAAGCTAAAACTGTTCAATCTTTAAAAAAGAAAGACGAAATTAAGGCTTATGGTGGCATGACCATGATGAAGAAAAAGAAAAAGTCTTACAAATAATGTATGGGTAAAAAGTTTAACCCTATTAAATTTTGTAAGAAAGTAAATTTAATACCCACAGACAAAAAGTACCAACAAATGATGCGAGTCTTTAAAATAGTTTTAATAATAGCTATAATAATAGTACTGCTGACTTTTTAGAAAGGGCCTTACTATTGAATATTGAAGATGCGTATTACGCTGGAAAGCAGATTATCTGCGAAAACAAAAAATTAACATCTTATGATGCTAGTTTTGTAATTGATAAAGATAACCCAAACATACAAAAGTATAACGAGGTTATCCCAAGAGTTTATACAACTCCTTTTTTAAGTACAGAGTTCTGTAAAGAATTATTAGAAGAGTCTATAAGACTAAGTACAAAAGGAGATACCTTTGAGGTAAACCCTACAGAGGGTGGATCAGTTCAAGTACCTGAGTTTAACTTTAAAAAAGTACCAGGTATTTATAATTTAATTATTAGAGCTGTAAAAGAAAATTTAGTACCTATGTTTAACCACTTGTGGGGAAGACCTAATTACTATGAAGCTACTATACAAATAGCTAATTACAGTCCTAGAGAGATCTCTGAAATATCGTATCATTTTGATAGTGCTGGGGATGTTTCAGTCGTAGTCCCACTCAATACAGGAGAGTATGAAGGTGGGGGAACAGAATTTTTGAATCGAGGTATAGTTGAACCTTTACCAAATGGAACAGCTTTATTTTTTGATTCTTTTACTAATAAGCATAGAGGTCTTGCTGTAACAAAAGGACAACGATACTTATTGGTAATGTGGATAAAAGGTTATAATTATAATTTTGACCTGACGAGGGAATAATATGTCTTTATATAAAAATATTAACAAACGCAAAAAAGCCGGTACAAGTAGACCTAAAAGTAAATCTACTATAACTAAAAAAGCGTATGCAAATATGAAGGCTGGGTTTCCTAAAAAGAAAAAGAAAACTACAAAAAAGGCATAGATCGTGGCTCATGAGAATAGACGAGCAGCAATGCTTAAAAAACATGGGCTAAAAGGAGTTAATAAACCTAAAAAAACTCCAGGACATAAAACAAAGTCTCATGTGGTATTAGCCCAAAAAGGGCATGAATTAAAGCTAATTCGATTTGGACAGCAAGGCGTTACAGGGGCAGGTAAAAACCCTAAGAGTGCAAAAGATAAAGCAAGAAAAAAATCTTATTATGCTAGACATAATGCTCAAGATGCTAAACCAGATAAGTTTAGTGCAAGATATTGGAGTCATAAAACAAAGTGGTAGAAGAAACTAAAAAATTAACAGAAAAACAAGAAGCCTTTTTGGAAGCCCTGTGTGGGGAAGCCAAAGGCAATATTCGTGGTGCTATGAATATAGCTGGATATTCTGAGAATACTAAGATAAGTGAAATAGTAAGTTCACTAAAAGATGAAATAGTAGAAAGATCTTCTTTGTTACTAGCAATGAACGCCCCTAAAGCTACATTTAGTATGGTAGATGTATTAGATGATCCTGGACAGATGGGTGCACGAAACGCAGTTTCGGCAGCGACCCAAATTTTAGATAGGACAGGGCTTGTCAAGAAAGAACAAATACAAGTAACCACAGATACAGGGGGGTTATTCATATTGCCACCGAAGAAGGAAAATGACTCAGAAGATAATCATACAGGAGAAGTGGGAGAGTAAAACTCGCCCCAATCCGACAGCTAAGATACCTTATGGGTATCAAGCGAATACAGAAGACCCATTACTTCTTGAGCCTATTCAAGAGGTAGTTGAGAAAGTAAGTATAGCCTTATCGTACTTAGATAATGGTAATTCTTTAAGAGAAACTGCAAGGTGGTTATCTGAAGAATCAGGTCATACTATTTCTCATCAGGGCTTGTCTAATATTTGGAAGCGTTTTAGAGGAGATACTAAAAATAACCCAAGGGCAAAGAAACTATCGGAAAGAAAGAAGAAAAATACTCCTAAGACAAAGAAGGCGAAGGAAGAGTATGCACTTCGACAAAAAAGAGCAGCAGGAAAACGATCAGTTACTGTTGCCAACAAAAAATTAAAAGAGATTACTAAAGCGACAGATAGTGTCGCACCCAATGGGTTAGGTGGTACTGAGAGTATAGATACTATACCTCAACATAAAGAAATATTATTTAAACCTAATCCGGGGCCACAAACAGAATTTCTCGCAGCAAACGAAAGAGAAGTTTTATATGGTGGTAGTGCTGGGGGTGGAAAAACTTATAGTTTAATAGCCGACCCCATGAGGTATTTCCATAATAAGAATTTTAATGGATTGATCCTTAGAAGGACAAACGATGAATTAAGAGAGATGATCTGGAAGACTCAGGAATTATATCCTAGAGCTTTCCCAGGTGCTAAGTGGGGGGAAAAGAAATCCCAATGGATTTTCCCTAGTGGAGCTAGATTATGGCTTACTTACTTAGAAAGAGATGAAGATTGTTTAAGGTATCAAGGACAAGCGTTTAGTTACATTGGTTTTGATGAATTAACTCAACACCCAACGCCTTTTGCTTGGAATTATATGAGATCTAGGTTAAGAACCACAGATCCAGAACTTCCAATCTTTATGAGGGCAACAACTAACCCAGGTGGCCCTGGGCATAATTGGGTAAGGGAAATGTTTATTAAACCAGCTCCAGAAAATAGGAGCTTCCCTGCAACCGACATTGACACAGGAGAGGTATTAGAGTATCCTGAAGGACATAAAAAAGCTGGTCAAACTTTATTTGATAGAAAATTTATACCGGCTAAATTAAAAGATAACCCATACTTAGTTAGAGATGGGGCTTATGAAGCTAACTTGCTCTCTTTACCAGAGATGCAAAGAAGGCAACTCCTAGAAGGGGACTGGTCAGTAGCAGAAGGTGCTGCTTTCTCAGAGTTTAAAAATAGTGTCCATGTTGTCGAACCTTTTGAAATACCTTACGATTGGACTAGGTTCAGGTCTTGCGACTTTGGGTACGCTAGTTTTAGTGCAGTACATTGGTACGCTATTGACCCTGCTTACGAAAATCTAGTTGTTTATAGAGAATTATATGTTGCTAAACATACAGCAAGAGATTTAGCTAGAAGGATCTTAGCAATAGAAACAGAAGCTAAAGAACAAATGGCGTATGGTGTATTAGACTCTTCTTGTTGGCATAACCGAGGTCAGTTTGGGCCTAGTATTGCAGAAGAGATGATGGCTGAAGGAGTCAGGTGGAGACCTTCAGATAGAACAGCAGGTTCTAGGATAGCAGGAAAAAATAGACTACATGAATTATTAAAGGTAGACGAAGTAACAGATATGCCTGGTATTTGTTTTTTTGAAAACTGTAGGCAAGTTATTTCTGATTTGCCTGTTATACCTTCAGACCCAAAGGGGACTGATGATATTGATAAGAGATATGCTTCAGATCACGCCTACGATAGTATTAGGTATGGAATCCAAACACGACCAAGAACTGTATCTTTATTCGACAGGGAAAAACCAGAGTATAAATGGAGACCTGCCGATACAACCTTTGGA